CAGCGCTTCTGTCGCGGCAACCCCTTGGCCCACTTAGTAGGGATCGTCACTCAGTTTCGTAAATCGAAAAGATCAAGGATCGAAAGGGAATGCCAATGCTGGCATATCAAGAAAACGAAATGCTAACGGTTAACGGCATTCTCGTTGGGCCAATTTTCGGTGGCACGGCACCGGTTCGCCAAGAGGGTATGCTGACCTCCGGTGATCTGGTTACCGTCACCGCTGACGGTATTGATCTGAATGCGCTTTGGGGCGCTTTCAGTGAAAGCACCATGATCTACAACGAGGCAATGGATGACCTTATCCAGCTTCTGACGTACCCGGTCACGACTCCGATTGAGCCTGTGGTTCAGATCGGTGAAATGACTTTTGAGGAAGCTTCCGAAATGGGTATCCCGCGAGGCGCGGGTCTGCCCATTGAAGTTTTCCAAATGGGTTACGATCTGCGGCACTACGATAAGCGAAATGCCTTCACCTGGATGTTTTTGGCTGATGCCGATTCCCGCCAGATTGAGGCGATCCATGAGGCTGTGCTGTGGGCCGACAAGCGTCTTGTTTTCCGCAAGATCATGGAAGCTCTTTTCGACAATCGCACTCGCCGTGCAAACATTCGCACTCAGGCGTACAACGTTTACCCGCTTTACAACGGTGACGGTGTTGCGCCGCCGCGATTCAAGAACAATACGTTCGATGAAACGCACAGCCATTACCTGATTTCCCACAACTCCACTCTGGATTCCTCCGATCTTGACGATCTTTTGGAAACCATTGCGGAGCATGGTTATTCGCCGCAGGCCGGTACTATGTACCTGCTCCTGGCGAATAAGGCTGAGACTGACGTTATTCGCACTTTCCGTCGCGGCGTTATCAACAACAACGGTGCGACCGCTGCGTATGACTTCATCCCCTCACCCACGCAACCGGCGATGATTCTGCCGAACGCAGAGGGTCTGCTCGGAAATCAGCCCGCGCCGCTTTTCGGCAACCTGGCGGTGATCGGCTCTTACGGTTTCTGGCATGTTGTTGAAGAGGAATACATTCCGGCTGGTTACCTGTGCGGTGTCGGCTTTGGTGGACGATTCAATCTGGGTAACCCGATTGGTCTTCGTCAGCACGCCAACCCGGCTATGCAGGGTCTGCGAATTCTCCCCGGCAACAACCAGCGTTACCCGCTGATCGACGGTTTCTACGCCCGCAGCTTCGGCACGGGTGTTCGTCAGCGCGGTGGTGCAGCGGTTATGCAGATCAAGGCTAGCGGCGACTACGTTATCCCGCCCCAGTACAAGAAGGGCGGGGGCTTCCTCGTCTAGTAAACTTCGGTGGGGAGGGTGGAGTTTTAACCCCCGCAACTAGAACTTCACCCTCCCGACCGGACACTTAAGGAGAAATTATGGGAATTTACGTAGATCACGATAAGCCGTACACCCCTGAAATCAAGGCTTACCTGCGTGAGCGTGGACGTGGATATCTGATTCCGGCCAATGAGCGTCGTTTCGGTGAAGACGGCACCCGCGAGCCGGAAGAGCATGAGCGTCTTAGCGCTGCGTCGGTGACTCCGTTCTACAGCACCGAGGCCCAGCAAAAGGCGATCTATGACGTTGGCGGTGCTCCGCTGCCGGGAACGGTGCTCGACTATGACACCGGGCGCGTGGCTGATCGGGACAACGGCGTTCTGGTCGAGTACACGGGACCGGGGCATACTCCCGGCGCTTACGACCCAGGTAAGTCTTTTGAACCCGAGGGGTTTGAATCTCAGTCTGATGACGATGACGACATTGACGATGATATTGTCGATTTTGTCACCGGCCTCAAGACTAAGGCTGATGTTCAAAAGAAGCTTACTGAAATCGGTGTTGGTTACGAATCCGACGCTAACCGTGCTCGCTTGGATGAGCAGCTTGCTGTCGCGCTTCAAGATTTGCGCGATGACGGCCAATCGGTTGAGCTTAGCTAAGGGATAGCTCGTGGCAGATCAAGCTGCGATTGATTCTGTAAAGATTCAGCTTGCAGATGAAGCTGATTCTTTGGGGATTGATGATGTTGTCATCGAATCGTGGCTTGATTCTGGCCTGAGTCAGACGAAAGCGATCCTGGCCGGGTGGCGAGCAATTGCGGCGAAAACTGTCGGAACAGAGGACGTTTCTGAATCTGGCAGTTCTCGCACAATTCGTTTGCATGAACGGGCGGTTGAGCTTATTCGCGACTGGCAGGCTCGCGCTGACGCTGAAGATCAACTAACAGGGACGCTTCCTGTCAAAGCTGTTGGGGCATCCCGTACCGCTGTCAGGGTGTAACAATGCTGTCGGGAATTGAACTTTCGATTCATCGAAAGGGAACAGAACGTTTTATTAATTCTGATCCGACGCAAATCACACTAACTCCATCAACAGAGGTATGGAGTGGTGGCACGAAAACCTACGGCTCCGGTACACCGCGTGTGGCTCAGTCTTTCAAAGTAATCTGGTCTGGCTCTCAAGACGGGATCGTTGTTAAAAGCGAAGGCACAACGAGACGTTTTGATTTTATTCTCGTCGGCAAGCACGATGCGACTGTGGCTATCGGTGATTTTTGGAAAGTTGGCGACCAGCATTTTCAAGTCGAGTGGGTAGCTCCCGCCAATGGGTACGAGGTCAAGGCCGGTGGGGTCAGCCACGGCAACACTCCGGTGGCGGGGTAGTCGTGGCGAAAATCAAAGTTGAATTTGACGACAAAAGACTTAGACAAAACATATCTAACTTCGACAATAAAATTAACCGTCGTATAACGATGGCTATGGAGTATGAAGCGGCTTACGCAACGGGCTGGCTTAAGAAAAACGCTCCGTGGAATGATGACACTGCGGCAGCCAGAACCGGCTTGACGACGGTGGCTCTTAGCAGCGGGAGTTCTCACGAACTTTTAATGGCTTATTCTGTCTATTATGGTATTTGGCTTGAGGTTGCTAATTCTGGTCGATGGGCTGTAATAACGCCAGCCATGAGAATCGTCGGACAAAAAGTTATGAACGACATGCAGCTTTTAATTTTCGGCATCATTAAGGATAGTTTGAAATGATACCGTCAATTATTTATGAACGAGTGACAACCGACTCTTCACTTCAATCTATTGCAGGAATTTCTGCTGGGAGAGTTTTTGAACTTCAGTCTGTAGATAAGCGCCCATTTGACAGTGGGTGTTTTATTGTTTTTAACTGGCAGGAATCTGTTTCTTTTGGTGGGTTTGCGATGAATTCAAGTATCGCGAAAGCTCCAAGAACGCTGACTGTTTGGGTTCACTCGCCAATGGATCGCGGCAGGGACTATCGGCAAATTGACAAAGTCCTAAATAGAATTGAAGAGATTTTTCTTTCTATGGAGCAGCAAAAAGGGACTGACAATGTTAGGGTGACCTGCATTGATAAGCAGGGGCGCTCTGGCAACCTTATTGACGATGGTTGGAAAACGATCACCAGAAACGCAACATACCGCGTTCTGTATGATGAGAATGCTGTCTAATCGGATATGATTTACGTGAAATGGAGGAAGAAATGGCAGGCGTAACTAAGCCTCAGGATGCGAGCGAGGCTCCTCAGGCCAAGCCGGTCGCGGTTCAACGGGTCAAAGCGATTCCTTTTTTCGGCGGCACAACGGTCATTATCCGTGACACCGATTTCCAAAAGGGAAACATCGAACATAACACGGTGACCTGGGACTACCGGATTGACGAATTTACCGTCAGGATCGGAGAGGGAATTTCTAAAGAGGCCGCTGACTACTTGGTTAATAATTTTCCAGACAGTTTCAAGTTTGTGTAGGCAATAGATGTGCCAGACATTCGGTGCTCAAGCAAGAAGTTTGGTGTAGTAACAACTAAATCAACAGGAATTTTAGAAGTTATTTGCACCAGTAACTTCTGCAAGAACCAAAAAGATGAAGTCGTTCTTCATCGCTGGGACTTAGAACAAATAAATGAAAATGGTTCAGTCAAAATGATTGACACCAAAAGGTTTAAAAGACCTGATATGAGAGGAAAATAGCAATGCCTGATGCTCCCCTTTCCGACGCGCTCCCTTATGGCGTTAGGGATATCAAGCTAACCCAATACACCGACGCGGTTGGTTCTGTGCTTGGCAGCACTTCTGTTGACTTGCCCTACATTCAGACCTTGAATTTCACTGAAGCTGAAGAGTTTCAGGAGCTTCGCGGCGACGATAGGGTCATCACCACCCGTGGCCGTGGTTCGCAGGTCAACTGGTCCCTTGAGGCTGGTGGTCTTTCGACCCCGGCGTGGGCCTGCCTGACCGGCGGGTCTGTGACAGAGACTGGCACTGCGCCTAGCCGCGTTGTCGAGCTTCGGAAAAAGGCCACCGCGTCGCGTCCATTCTTCCGTATCGACGGTCGAATGATTTCCGACTCGGGCGGTGATGTGAATGTCCGAATTTATCGCTGCCGTGCGAATGGCGATATCACCGCCAACTTCCAAGATGGTGAGTTCCAGACCTCGTCCATTTCCGGCCTTGGTCTTCCGCTGCTGAGTGATACGAACGATTATCTCTACAGTATCTTCCGCAACGAAACGGCTACGGCTCTCACCACCACCCCGGCAGCAAACCCGACCTAAGCTAGAATGATGAGCGGGGCGAATAAACTGTTCGCCCCGCTCCTCAAAAATCATTTCAACAGGAGTCCTTGGAGGCCGAAATGTCAGAAGACAAGTATGCTCTTTCTACTTCGTGGGAAAAGTCAAACGATTTCAAGCGACCGTTTGATTACACCCTGAAGGAAAGTGGACAGACGTGTTTGATTCGTCGCATGGATATGGGCGACTTTCTTAAGCTTGGTGTTGCAGAAGAGCTTGATTTTATGTCGAAAGCTCTAATGACGGATGACTCTAAGGGTCAGTCCGCTCAAAGTGCGGTTTCTTCAGCTATTCTGAAGTCCGAAAACTTTGAAAAAATGGAAAAAATGATTAACCTCGTTGTTCAAGCGGGCGTTATCAAGCCACACCTACAGCGTATTCCAGAGCATGATGCCGCTCGTCAGCCTGGACAAATTTACGTAGATTCGGTTCCTTTTAGTGATCGACTTGAGCTTTTTTCGGTGATTTTCGATAGCGAGGGGTTGTCTACGTTTCGCGACGAACAAGAGGATGGTGTGGGAGACGTGGCTGATGAGTCAGGCGTATCACTGCCCACCGTCGAGCCTGTGGCAGTTCGACCCAGCGACACCGAAGGGCTTCTACTTTAACCGGGGAGTTTTTTACTTTGGTAAAAAGATAGAATCTGAAATGGCAGAAGAAGAGGCTCGGATCAGAAAAGCCCATAAAAACGGCTCTGCCTCAGATAAACTCGTTAATGCAGCAAGACTGGCTGTTCTTGAGAGAAACATTAAGGTAGCCGTCAAGCGTCACCGTAACCCAGATCAAGTTGGCACGGTGGAA